TGCCCTGGTGGCTTTTTTTCGACCAGATACTCTTAGGCGGTTTGCGTGCCGGCCATTTGCTTACCGATCCGGATCCAAATATAAACCCATGGGCATCGAAATTGTCATGGATAAATTGCAATCCTTCAACTTTAACCACATCTGGCACCCGTTTGATCAGTTGCGGGGCATGTCGCAAAACTTCGTTTAATTTGTCTTTAATATCCATTTAATTTATATATTTGCAATGAAAACCGGTTGATTGATCAGCATTGGACTTTATCCTCTAAGCGGTGGCAATCAATCGGTTTTTATTTTGTCCACCATCGAATAAAATTGAAATTCGCCTCCGTACAGCTCTTTGACCACCAGGTACGATTCAACTCCATTTATTGTTATTTTAGCAAAATGCATGGCTTTAACATTTAAGTCTTTGCCTGTATATTCGACTTCTATCCAGTTTAAATTACCAGTTAATAGTCCCTGCATGTTGGCCAGTGCTGCATTTTTTGTAAAATAATCGGCATGTGGCTGGTTTATGGCCTCTTTATAGCCTCGCTTGGTTATCTTAACATCGCCCAACCCTTTAGCTCTTATAATATTGCCAACCTGGTTAAAACCAAATTTACGGCTTTCAGAATTAAGCAGTGTGTTGGCCAATTTATCTATTGCGCTCTTGTTTGTTGCTTTATAATATCCGGCACTTTCGGAAAATAAACGCTGGTTGATACCAGGATTAAAATCAAAACCTTTATCGGCAGTAAAACCGGGTGCGCTTTCGTCGGCTTTTTTGTCGGTTTGCACTACCGAGCACCGGCACCCATAGCCATTAGGCGGGTAATTGGTGAGCCAAAACTTATGGTTGATGGGCAACACCAGGCCGTTTAATTTGGCGTGTGCCTCTCGGGTGCGGTTGTCCATCACGGCCCGGTATTCGAGGTTTGGGTAAAGGTCGGCATTGTCTTTAAACCCCTGCCATTTTTTGGCCATCTGGCTGCTTGCCAGGGCATCGGCTTTTTCTATATCGAGATAGTTCTTATATTTTTGCAACAACGGCATTGCCTGGGCTTTAAACTCTTCAGGAGAGTTGGAGCTATTGGCCATTTGTGCCAAATTGTATAATATCTCATTGTCTTTATAAGCAGCAAACCGCCCGGCATCTTTAGCCAGGTTGGTGAACAGGGTAAAATTAGAGCTATTGTATTTTACGGTTGACAAATCAACACCGGTGCCTTTAGATGCTGATAAGTATAGATCCTGAAATGTATCGTCCCAAAGGACCTTGTTTGGTTTGTCGCCGTCAAAAAAATCATCGAACCAGCTATCCGTGACGGCTACCAGGGATAGCCGGTGGCTTTTTTTGGCAGTTGGTTTTTTGTCGCCACTTGCTGTTGATGTTGGCCATTTTCGCCTTCAATTGGCTGTTGTTCGGTTTTACCAGTGTTTGATTCCTCTTCTAATATTGGATATACCAGCGTGCGGCCTTCAAGTTGCCAGCCGTGGTAAACCAGGAATGGGATCAACGTGTCGTTAACTATGTTTTGCATGGCCCGCAGCCGTCCTTTTGTAAAATCATCCAGTACCCGCTCATGCACCTGGGCAGCACCTACAAACGATTTTTCGTCACTGGTACCGGTCTGGCCGTTAATGATCTTGCTTATTTCATCGTTGCAAAACTTAGCCAGCGGTTCAAACTGGCTGCCGTTGGCGCTGCCTTGCGGTGATATCATGTTAACCTGGTCATCAACATCGCGGACAACATAACCATTTGAACCAAAATTACGGGCCATCTCAATTTTAGCGGCCACCTCGTCATCGTCGTCGGTGTTGCAGGCAATATCCAAAAGGGGTTTACCAAACCGTTCATTATATTCGCTCCAGTCCGACCGGCTAAACCCTTTCCAAATCACCTCTTTTGAAACCGCTTCGAATTTGCCTAATACTTCAGGCTCGCCTAACTCGATCAAAAAAAGGTCGGTTAAAATGTCGCTGTATTCCACATCGCCGCTCCCGCCCAGGTTAAAGGTTATTTTCTTTTTCCATGGAATTACATACAAGCGTGGGAATACCTTTACATATTCCCATAATTTTTCGTCGTGTTCAGGGCCAAATTCAATGAGTTGATAACCCCAAAATTCGGCGCTTAAGGCGCATTTAATGAACGCATCGAACCAGCTTTTTTTGAATAGTTTTAAAGCCTCTTTGTCTTCGGTTTCGCCATTGATAATCAAAAATGGCTCGCTTAACAACTTGTTTTCGGCCACCTGAAGCTGCGAAATTACATGGCCATCTTTTGAGGTGCCTTCGTAAATTTCGATTAATTCGCTCCGGTCAACCGAGTTGGGGTCAAGGGCGAAATCAACGGCCGATTTTAGCCGGTCGAGTTGCATCTGCGGGCGGTTGGGTGCCTGTTTAACCAAGTTGCCCGAAGTCCGTTTTTTATCGCGTTTGCTGCCAGTTTGGGTAGCGTTTTTGCGGTTGAGTTCAAAGGTGAATTTCATAATTATATTGTTTTGTTGAGGCGCGATGCATCGCGCCTTTACTTCTATTGCTAATAAGCTGAATTGTCACGTTTAGTGGAGCTGCCCCAGTTGAAGCGGCTTTTTTTGTTGCCCGAACTGTCGAGGGCTTTGGTCAAACCTGCCAGGCTGGTTTTGCCAGTATTGAGTTTATCCAGGCTTTCCTGCGTATCGTCGTAATTTTTCACAACCCGTTCGGGTACATCTAAATCCTGTATTAACTCGTAAATACGGTAAATTGCCAGGTTTAGGGCATATTCCAGGATAACCCCATTGCGGTTATCTCCGGTTAAAGCTAATTCAGCAGTTATCTGGTAGCGGTCGGCCAGCTTGCCATAAATGGTTGATTGGGCAAAATTGATGGCCGTGGCAAGTTTATCGGCATCGTCGCCGGTAATGCGGCTTAGCAGGGTTGCATCTATTTTGCCTTCAATATCGGTTTGGTCAATATACATAATTAAGCCCTCCTGTTACTGTTTTTTTTGTAAGTACCACTTACTGTTTTTGTTTTTTTGCCCTCTTTTTTCTTGCTTTTGTTCAGCTTCTCAATAGCGCCTTCCACGCTGTCGGGGCCGTCGTCGTGCTCCATGTCGGGGAAGCCTAAAAACTGGTTGCGCAGTTCCTGCATATCGGGGCTGCTTTTTTCTTCTTCGTTAAAAATCAACAACCGAGCCTCGGTGAATGCGGTGAGGGTTTCAATGCGTGCGGTCTTTTCTGGTTTAGCCCTTAAATCACCCCGGATGCGCAAAAACTTGCCGGTTTGTTCACCCATTTTCCAGTACTCTTCGAGCATTAAATCCTGGATAAAATTGGCCTCCATATAATGGCGGCAGGCTACTTTTGAAGGGACATGGCTTGCCAGCTCGTAATGGCCGCGTACCATTGCCGGGGTTGTACACTGCCGGACAAAAGCTTTATAGATATAAAAGAACCGACCTTTGCGGCCCATGAGCACGATACTTTTAAAGTCATTGTTTTTTTGCGCTTTGTACGAGGGGTCGTTATAAGTGACCACTATGTCGCATTCCTGTATAGATGGGCATTTGCCCCAGACCAGTTGGTCGTCCTTAAAAACGCGCCCCTCGACAATATGCTGGTGAAAAAACTCGCGCAACCCAATACGCCAACCCATACGCCGCATTTTTGCCCAAATTTGATCACGGGTGTACCTTTTCCATGCCGGTTCACCATTTTGCGGATCGCTTTTGCCTTTACTATCCTGCAAGGCAAAAACTTTTGAATGATAAATACCTTCGCGTTTAGGAGTATCAACATCCACATCGCCAACCAATTTGGCCAGTATCCCTTTTGAATGTATCCGGTTACCAATAGCCAACAAGCGGCTGCCCGTGTTGGGCATACATCCGTAAAAATCGCCCAGGAACCAATCAACCGCTTCATTTACTCTAGCTTCGTTTCGAACGATAACGGCATCGTCCAGGTCGTCGCCCACGCCATAATTTGGCCTGAATTTTCCCTCTCGTGCGCCACGGGGCGATTGTCCCCGGCCAAAAGCCCAGAAAGCAATTCCGTCGGCGGTGATAAACATGCCATCTTTCCAGTTGCCAACGCTGTATTGCTCGCCAAAATCGGCAATGTACCGCTTATTAAACATGAGTTCGGCCTGTAAGTCGCCCAGGAGTTTTGATGCCTTCACCTCGTTGCATGAGGCTATCATCATGCCGGTTAGTTCGCCCCTTGCCTTGAGCATCATGGGCACCATTACATCAAAAATGATGGATTTTGCGTGTTCACGCGGCCATTCCTCGATATCAAACGTGTCGGGGTTGTCTATAACATGGGTTGCCGCTTTTATTTGAAATGGGGCAAAATCGCAGTCAATGAGGTGCGAAAAGTAATAATTTGCAAAATCGGGAAATGATTTTAGAAGTTTTTTTATGCGCCGGTCGCGCTCCTTTTCAGTTTCGTTCAGGTTTGGAGCTGCCCGTTCGATAGCTTCTTTTTCATCGAGCCAGGCCTGGTATTCTTTTTTATCCTTGACGCTCCACATATTACATGTTTTTGCGCAAGTAATTCAAATACTTGTCAACAAGGCTGGTAATATCCTGGGCGGCGTTCAAATCTTCAATTTTAAGCCACTCCATCCATTTGCGCATGATGGTGACAATATTCGACCATTCCAGGGCGGGGCCCTTGACCGTGGTAAATAATTTTTGCAAAGCATCGATATCGCCGCGTGCAATTAATTGCTTTCCGCCAGCTTTTTCATAGTCGTCTTTTATTTTTTTTAAAACGCAAAGTTGATAGTTGATCAGGTCATAAACAGTTTCCCGGCTGGTCTCTTCCTGTAAGGTGCTTTTGGCAAGCTTTTCATCCCAGTTGTCTTTTTTACGCCAGGTGGAGATCGTCTTTTCGGTGCGGCCAAGTATTTTGGCCACCTCTTTACCCGATGCCCCGTTTTTGAACAATATAAAAGCTGCCTTTCGGTCGTCCATGTTGCTTTTTTAGCAGCAAAAAACGTTAAAAACACCTATAAATAATAATAAATA